TTATATAAAATAATATTATATTAAAGTATATTTGTTTAATATAATTATTAATGGGGCAAAAACATAGTTATCCAAAAGAAATTGAAGCAGAAAAATTTTTGATTATTCAAAATTTTTTAACAGCATCAGAGAAGCATTTTTTAATGAAATCGGTAAATAAACTTATGGAACATAAATGGTGTTGTTTAACAAAAATGGCGAATAATTCAACAGTGTTAAATAAAAAAAGAAAACAAGCAATTTTATTTTTACATAAATATAAAATAGGTGAAAATATAAATAAAAACATAGCATATGAAATAGGTAAATGGCTGGCATATTGTTCAGATACAATAGGGCCAGTAATAGAACCCATATTAGACAGATTTATGATGAATTGTGTAGGTTTAAAAAGGGATACTTATTATATACAACGAGTGATGTATATGGATATACCGCCAAATGAACCCGAACAGCAGGTTCATCAAGATGGCGATGAAGGTGATGGAACTTATTATATATTTCTGCCTTTAAATTATTGGTCACACGATATGGGAGCAACAGTATATTATAAAGATAGTATTGTAGGTAAAATAAGAGATATAGGATTTGATCCAGAAAGAAAGAAAGGGTATTATCAATTACCTAATAAAGGTTTTTTGAAGGACAATAAATATAAAGATTTATATGATAAGGCGAGAGTGAGAAAGGAATTAAAATTGGGAGATATTTCTTGTCATGCGTCAATAGCGTTGCATCACGGTGCTAAAAATAATAGTGAAAAAACAAGAAAAGGGGTGTTTATTATAGTACAAACATGGGATGAAGATGCGGATGAAAAAAGCGAATGGGTTGATGCATTAGACATTTATCCTGAACATAACGTGCCAATAATTAGCGAGGCACAAAAAAATGTATATTCGCGTAATCAATCTCCGCCGGAAGGTTTCCCGGATGCGAATAACCAACCAGCGGCAAACAGGGACCCCAAGGAGAACCCATTTAATAAATTACCATTGGTAAATTATAATCATGATGAAGTCTTTAAAAAAAAACCATTACCATTGTTAGGGGAAGTTATGGATAATCCTAATATTAGATAATTAATTTATTTTCATTGAAACTTTTAGATGAAATTAAATATTCTTTAACTATTTTTTTAATGTGATTAATATCAACTTTATCGGCAATGATAGGAACAGCGTAATAATGTATATTTAAAAAGTAAGCAATTCTAGCATAGCATAGATTGACATTATCTGGATTGATGAATTCAATAAAAAGACTACCTTCTTTACAAGCAAAAATATTTACACATCCTCCGCCGTGTGGTCCAATTATAATATCGGAATTTGCAAATTTAGTTTGTTGTTCAATTAAACTTTCAGGTAGATTATTATCATCAAATAAAGTAAAATTGTAATTACCGGGTTCAATATGCTTTAATTGAATTTGTAGTTGATTATGATTTTTTATTTGTCTAGAGTTATTTCGCTTCATTAATAACATTTGTTTTTTTGTATTAGAAGTATATGTGATATTTCGTTGAACTCTATTTTTTAACCAACTAATTTGACTTAAATATGGATTACCACATTTGCCCATTTCAGGAATAAATAGTTTTTTAACATATAATGAACCATCAATGACACGGTTCCATTTGATATTAATATTAGCTAGTTCTAGCCATTTTTTGATATATGGAGTTTTTTCATAAACATGTAAATAAACATGTGGAGATATGCATTTTAGTCCATTAGGAAAGCATTTTAATGCGGTTAAAGCTTCAACGGGAAAATGAAAAATCCCATTTCCCCAACCAGCAGCAATACTAATAACAATAGGATATTGTTTAAATTTTTCTTTAGATTTGGAGGGGTGTATTAAATTACTTTCTTCTAAACATAAGCAACCTCCATTAGTAAAAGAGTTATTTTCAGTAATTATTCTACCTCTGTTAGAAACAACAACATCTTTAAAAATAGCGATTCTATTTTTATATTCATCGCAATCAAAAATTTGTTTAGAGTTTTTATAATTATGGAAATTTTGAGGATACATAATTTCTATATAATTATCAAGACTTTTATGAAAATTAAAAAGAGTTGATTTTTTTATGATTTTAGGTTCTTTTTCACGAATTCTAGTAACTTTGTTATGATTATTGAAAATATCAGTCATTATATATTATTATATGAAAAATTTAAAAGTAAATTGAACAAATATAAATACATATTATTATAATCATAATATGGATTTATCTCAAAAGAAATTAACAAAATCAGAGTGGGAATTTTTAGAAATACCACTATGTCAATCAGAATTAGAAATTATGAAAATGATTTTTAATTCTAAAGAAAATTTAAATATAAAATTTAATAAGACTATGACTTTAATAGGTTATATGAAATTTGATGGAAGTAATAAAGGAATACACTATTATTTTTATGATAAATATTTTGAGAAAGATATAAGTAAAGATATAAAGAGGCATAATTTGCAATTTAAATTCAATTTGAAAGATTATAAAAAGATAAAATTGAAAAAGGCAGATATATATCGCATAAGAAATAGTGATAAAAAAATGGATAAACTAAAGAATTTATTTGAATTTGTATTGTTAGAGAACGCAAGTAAGTTTTTAGAAAAAAAGAATCCGCATTATTATTATACACTAACACAGTTGATGAGAAACAGTATATCAAATTTAAATATGTTAGTAAATGAATACATACAATTTATTTTAAAAGAATATGAAGATAGAATAAAGAAAAGTAATTTAATAAAAAATTCACACGAATATATTGAAAGAAATAACTCTATACTAAAATATAAAGATTTTGAGTTATATCATCATCAAAAATCATTATTATCAATAGCAAATAAACCAGAAAATTCATTAATACAATATATAGCACCAACGGGAACAGGGAAAACATTAACACCCATAGGTATAAAAAAGAAGGTAGTATTTGTATGTGCTGCCAAACATATAGGACTTCAGTTAGCAAAAGCGTGTATATCATTAGAAATACCAATAGCAGTAGCATTTGGATGTTTAGACCCGGGAGATATAAAATTACATTATTTTGCTGCAGTTGATTTTACAAAAAATAGAAGAACTGGTCATATTTTTAGAGTAGATAATAGTAATGGTTCAAAGGTTGAAATAATTATTTCAGACATTCAATCGTATATACCATCTATGAATTATATGTTGGCATTTAATGAACCCAATGATATAGTGTGGTATTGGGACGAACCAACAATAACATTGGATTATGAGAATCATGAGTTTCATAAAATATTAAAAAAAAATTGGGATAAAAACATTATCCCAAATATAATATTATCGTCAGCGACATTACCATATAAAGAAGATATTATGCCTGTGTTGTTGAATTATAAAAATAAATTTAAGGGCGGTTCAACATATGAAGTAATAAATTATGATTGTAGAAAAACAATACCAATAATAGATGCAAATAGTAATATTGTTGTTCCTCATTTACATTATGATGATTATAATATATTAAAAAGATCAGTAAAACATATAGAGAAGAATAAAACAATATTAAGACATATAGATGTAAAATTGATAACCGAGTTTATATTACATGTAAATAAGAATGATTTGATAAAAGATAGATACAAGATAGATAATTATTTTCAGTCAGTAAAAGAAATAGATATAATAAGTATAAAGTTATATTATTTAAAATTGTTATCAAAAATAAATAGTAAAAATTTTAATAAATATAAAAAAAAGAATTCAAACGACAAAAAACTATATAAATCTGTTATAAAAATTACAACAGATGATGCGTATACATTAACAGATGGACCAACTATATTTTTAACGAATGATGTAAAAAAAATAGCATTGTTTTATTTAAAGGTAAGTAATATACCAAATAATGAATTAGAAAATATATTGGGATTAATCAGTTACAATGAGGAGTATAAAAAAGAGTTGGAGAAAGTGATGTTCAATGAAAAGGAAAGACTTTCAAAAATGAATGATAAACAATTAAGTAAAGTAGACGGAGATGATTGTAGAGAATTGCAAGAACAGGATAAATTTAATCAAATTGTGCGGTCATTGAAATCCAAAATGAAATTAATAACATTGAATAAAAGATATATTCCTAACAGTAAAGAGCATTTAAATAAGTGGCATAAAAATGATGGAAATAATTATTTTACAAGTGATGTAGACGAAGACACCATGGAAGACATAATACTTTTAAATATGCCAAAAGAATGGAAAATATTATTGATGATGGGGGTAGGTGTATTTCAAGAATACGATTCAAAAAGTCTAGATAAAAAAGAATTAAAAGATATAAAAAAATACAGTGAAATAATGAAAAAATTAGCTGAAAAACAGAAATTATATTTGATTATAGCATCATCAGATTACATTTATGGAACAAATTATCAATTTTGTCATGGCTATTTGAGTAAAGATTTGTTAAATATGACACAAGAGAAAATGATACAGGCATTTGGAAGAATAGGAAGACAATCAACTCAAATGGATTATACAATTAGATTAAGAAATGATGATTTAATTGATAGAATATTATTACCTGAAAAAGATAAAATGGAAGTAATAAATATGAATGCTTTATTTGGATATTAATAATTACATACAAAAAAAATATTTTTTATACAGGTTGTGGAATTGCATTACTAGCAGCAATATTTTTTAGACCTTTTAAGACGTGTTCTTAATCTTAGATATTTTCATATATCTTGACCAATAATGCGACCGTTCTATATTTTTCTTACTTGATTTTTTCCAGGTTTATATAAAATCCATTCTTTTTTTGTATTATTTTTCCAGCCATTGAATTTAATGTTATATTTTTTTAAAACTTTTAGATTTCTCATCAAATCTTTAGTACCTTCACAATTATCTGTTATAAATTCACCTTCACAATTAATGTTATCATCATCTAATTGTCCATAATAATCAGGATAAGTGTAATTCCAATACTCTATAATATATTGAAGACTAAGATGGGTTGATTGAAAATCAGTACGATTATATTTTTGTTGTTCAACAATATTACCATAATCAGATACATTATTCAACCTTTTAACACGCCATAAAGCTGTTTTTAAATCAAATTCTATTAGATTTTTTTGGAATAGTTTATGATATGTTGGATCA